CCGGTCCTGATGCAGGGCCGCCAAGCGCGCCGTTATTTGGGTCGCCAACGGCATACCCCGCGCCCACTCCCCCGGTAGTTGCTGCGCCACCAATATAAATCCCACTGCCGCCGCCACCCCCGCCACCCCACAGCTTAAATGTGCCGCTGATGGTTATCGGATAGCGCGCTTTTAATGCTGTGCCGCCCTGCTCGCCGTCGTTAGCCTCGCTGATGCCGCCGCGCCCGCCTGCGCCCTGAATGCGGTTTTGAGAGGTTGAGCCAAACTCAACAAGCAGTGTAACGCCTGCGGGCCATTCGCCTGTATCAAAAGACGGGAAGGCCGCAGTAGCCGACCCAAACCAAACATCATTTGACACAAGTACACGCACGGTCATCCCAGCAGATATAGGCGTATAAATAGAGTCATGCACAGCGCGCAGATTAAAATTAAGAATATTTTCGTTTACATTTATGATGCGATCCGTTCCTACCTCGATTTGTGCAAAAATGCACTCCTCGGCTGTAATTTTGTAGTGACTCGGGCGGCGCTCAACTTGTAGGACTTGCGCTAAAAATGGCGGGGCCAAAAAACCTTGGGAGTCAACAAAAATACGGGATTGCACGCTAATACACTGACCCTCTCTTGGCGCCACGGTGGGCGGCAACATCATTGATATAAGCCTCGGTGCGGTTTCGTAGCGCGACAAAATGCTTTTATTTATTGCTTCCGCCGCTGGCTGGTTAAGCGTTGTAATCCAGCGGCTGAAAATTTCCTTAATCGACTGCGGCGAGTTTTCCAGATTAACCACTGTATTTGATGTTACGCTCGCGTAGATAGAGCCGTAATTTTCTTTTTTCGATTGCTCAAGCAATGGGTTCTTTTTACCGAAATACGTCCACACCTGTGATACTCTTTTTGAGTATTGCGGCTTGCTAGCCAGCGAGCCATCAATGATGTAATTATCATCAATACTCATAAATGGTATAAATTGACGCAGTGATTTCAGTGCTATTTTTTTTGCTTTTAGGTCAGTGTAAATAATTAAACCCGCCTCTCTAATCAACTCATTGAGAAGAGTTTTAACAGGCGTAGGCTTCATAATTTTTGCCGAATAAAGGCGCCCAATGTGCTGCACGCATTCAGCTTGCCATGCGTCAAAATCGTAATACTCTGCTGGGGTATCAGTGCTTGTGAGCAGCGAATAAAGTATAAGCGCTGGGGTTGCCGGACTAAATTCGCGCGCGATCTGAAAAGTTGAGTCCTTTTCGTGGTCATCTAGTTTTGATCCGTCAACCTCTCTCGCAGTAAACGTGATAACGTCGCCAGAGCGAGTAAATCTAACCGCTTCATCGCCGATTGACGCAAGCCCAGAGGTCGGGTATTGCGACCCTATTCCGGTCGGGGCAAGCGTAAAGCTTGGCGATGTTTTTGTGATTGCCGCAGACAAGACGCCGGGGCTTGGTGATGGAACTTGCGCCTTTTCATCGTCAGCAAATTTAATCACGTCTTTAAATGTTATCGAGTAATTTCCATTTGCGTCAGGGCCGGTCGAATCCTCAACCATGTAATGTCGGTATTCCATTTCGCTCAACGACTGCTCAGGATCGCCGTAAACAGTCCTAAATTCCATGCCCTGAATATTACCCCAGCGAGCAAAAAACTTAGTCCAGTACGTGCCTTGATTGTAAGTATTAAAAAGACGGTCAGATAAGTATTTATCAAACCCCACATCATTATGCAAAGAGTCCATAAGCGTAATTGTGCCCGACTCTCTCACGCCCAAGCTCTCGCCAGGGTCAAGCATTTGCGGCCTGAGTGTTATCGATGTTATGCGCGGGTCAGCGTCTATTGTGTCTGGCAGGTCTCCGGTCGGCATGGCCCATCGAATAACTTTTACTTCATCGCCCAGATAATTTGCAGGGTCTTGGCAAGTTCGCGGCGAGTTGTAGCATTTTTGAAAACCAGTAACGTTTATCGCAGCGGTGCACGGCGCTGATCCGTATGTGCGCGAACATCTTTTTAATAAAAGTTCAGCATACTGTACTGATTTTGTTGTCATACTGATGCGTCCACACTTACACCCCAGATCATATATCCGCCCGCAGAATTTCCCGTTTCGTTTGCTGGGTATTTTATTTCGCGCACCCAGCAATAAATTAATTCCGCCGGGTGTTTTGCTGGACGCCACGCAAGCACAAAAGTTCCCGCTGCTGTATTTGTAAATCGCGGCTGCCCGTTGCAGTGATTTAAAAATGGGACAACTTCATTTCTGACAAATTCATAAGGCTGATTTTTTTGCTCAATGTCGCTAGGCTCTCGGTAAGTGCTTAAAATAACTTGCCCAAGGTATTGCCCGTTTTCAGATTTGTTTTGTATAAGTTTTGCCTTTTTAGTAATTGCTGGATCAAAACCTGAAAAAATTCTGCGATATAAAACAAGCGGCCTCCCCATTTTTATGTGAGATATGATTACTGCTGGTATCACGGAAATTCCACTGCCAGCCGATTTTGTTTTATATATCCTTATGCGAAAAATAAAAGCAGAAGTGGCAGCCTCATTGAAAAAAAATACAATCGGCTCTGGCGTTGTTATCGTCACTTCAGGGGCGTGAACTGACCATGTTGCACCTCCATTGCTGGACGCCTCAATTCTGACGCTCCACATATCTTCATGCAGGTTGTGCCCGCAAATTGCAATGTAATTTGGCTTTAAAGTCGTAGAATTCGCTAGGGTTATATAAAATTGGGATACAAGAGTGCCGCCACCAACCGCGCTACTGCTCTGCCATTTGCTAGCCGTGTCTGGATTCCACAAGTTGATTGCGGGCCGGTCCTCGACATAGGTGGTGGCTGAAATATCCTGCGGACGCAAAAAAGACTGATAAAAAACTATCGGGTTATTTATCGTTGCGTAGCTCGCGTATGTTTCTGCAGCCCATGCCGTGTTAGTGATGTGTATCATGCTTGAAAAATCACCTTGCCGCCATCTTTGCTAAAGTTATAAATCTGATTGCCCATCGATTGCATTGCTGAGCCAGAGTATAGCGCTCCCGGGTCTATTGGCGCCACCGTTAAAGTTTGATTATTGCCTGCCCCGCCGCTACCAGTCGATCCACCTACGCCTATTGGATTTGGCGCAGTTGCTGGAGATCCGTTACCGCTTGCTGCGGCACCACCGGCACCCCCGAACGACTGGTTTTTAATTGCCGAAACTTGAGCAAACCCATTTGCCGCAGCCCAAGCCACTGCAGGGATGCCAGCCGGAAACCCGAGCGCAACACCCTTTGCAATGCCCTGAAAGGTTGATATTAAAGCATCAGTTGCCGCCCATGCCTTAGATATTTCAAAGGCCTTGCGCGACTGCGTGGCCATGGTGCCAAGTATTGATTTCATCGCCCCGGCAGTTGACGCCACAGCGCCGCCCCAGCGGCTCGCAATTAAGCCCTGAATCCCATCATAAGCGCTTTTATTTAATTGTGTCATTCTTGCCAGATGCTCAGCTTCAGCCTGCTCTCTAATGCTGCGCCATTGTTCTTCAGATTCAAATTTTGCGGCATCAAATTCGCTGCCGATAATGTTCATTGTTTCTCGGTGCTCTAACTCAAGCTGCTCTTCGGTCATGTAGCGGTTTTTAAGCGCCTCGACTTGCGCATTCTGGCTTGCGATCCACGCTTCCATGTCCTTGGCGTACTGGTCTTGCTGCCCTTTGTTGCCAGTGTCAACGGATCCGCCGCTACCACCAGCGGCACCGGCCATACTATTACGAGCGCTAACAACTTTTGCTGCTGCTGCGGTTGACGCTGCCGCAACCTCATCAAGGTACTGTTTTACCTTTTCGCTTGGCATTTCTTGCATTGCCAGTGCGGATAATTCGCTGCTTGCTGCTGATACGCTATCGCGGGCCTCTTGAGCCATGCCACGCAAGGATTTTGCAAACTGGCTTTCGCTGATCGGGGGCAGATTATCAATATCAGCCCCCAGCAAATTAAGCGAGTCAATAACCTGGTTGGTTGACCATACGCCGACTTCAGCAAATTTAACCGACGATTCGAAGCCGCTCACAACAGCCGCTTTAACTGAGTAGTAGGCGACCTGCAAACCTTTTAATACAACATGCAGGCCGTGCACAGCATCCGCCGCAAAACCAAAGCCGCTAATTGTTGCATCGATAACGTTTTGAGTTTGGCTTTTAAAGCCCTCTGACTCGACCGCAGCCTCCCTAAATTTATCGGCCAAAACCGTCAGATACGGCGCTGCGGTAACCGTCAATCTATCCTGCACGCCCGTCAACACATCGCCAAAAATGCCCATGGCGTCATTAGCCATTTCGACCTTTGCAGCATCGACCATGGACAGGCGAAGCCCAAGACGATCAACTTCTGCGGCCTGCTCGCGAAATGCCTCACCACCTTGGCGAATAAGGTTAGATAGGTTTTGACTCCTAACCCCTAGGTCGCGCATGATGTCCTGAGCCTGCGCACCGGAAACATTTTGCTGAGCCATCGCGTCGGCAATCGCTGCAAAGCGCTGATCAATATCGAGTGATAATAATTTTTCGGCCGATAAGCCAAGATTAGTCAATGCGTCGTAGGCTGGTCCGGCCTGTTTTGTCGCATCGCCAAGAGCTGCGTTCATGCGCGTAGCTGCTGAGTAAAATTCCTCAGTGGCAACCCCGGCATCACCAGCCGCCATTTCAGCAGCGCGCAGCCCTCCAACTGTCCCATCGAGCGCCTGTGCAAGCTTGGATTGTGTGTCGATTGCCTGCAGCCCTGAGCTAACAAGACCGGCAACAATTCCGGCACCAGCCCCCGCAGCCGCAGCACTAAGCAACCCAATATTTTTTATTGTGCTGCGCGCAACGCCGGACAGGTCGGACAGATTTTTTTTTGCGTTGTGAATCGCCTGATCGAGAGCGTCAGTTTTTGCCCCAAGAGTTACGTATAAATTACCCAGACTTGGCATGTTTGGCTTTAGCCTCTCTCAGTTTGTCGCGTAGCCGATCAAATTCGGTTTTGGGGATATGACCTACCATTTCTGGCGGCTTGTGCGTATCGTAAAGGCACCAAAACTCCGCGCAGCTCATTTTCCAAAACTCGCTTGGCGCCACACCCAAATGCGATGCTAGGCGGTACGCTTCCTGGATGTACCCGCGCGAGGCTTTTTTGGTTTAATTTCGCCCTCTGCTTTTGGCGATGGCGTCGGCATATCCTCTGGAGTTAAATCTATTCCGTTTGCCAGCTTTTCAAAATTTGCATCATTTATTGATGGCTCACCCTTATCGTTTCGGATGCTCCAGCAGATGCAAGCCTGTATTTTCCCAACAGTGCGAATAAATTCAAGATGCGGGCAATTAAAATAATAACCGCGCACATCATCGCGCGTAAGTTTTGTTTTTTCTTGCACCCACAGCGAAATCAGGTCGGCGACTTTTGTGCGCTGAACTCTAAGCGCGTCCTGAAGCAAAAAAGGAATGCTGTCAACCGGGAAAGGCGAGAATGCGCGCTCTGCTTTTTCGAGCAACTGCCAAGTAACATCAAGGCAAATCTCTTCGCCGCATATTGTGAAATAAATCGATTTTTTTAAGTTGGGCATAATAAAAACCTATTTTAGTTTTGTGATAAAAAGAGGTGGGCGGACCCACCTAAAGCCCAATTATGGGGCTGCTGTAATTGTTACCTCGCCTGATGATTGCAAGGTAGCGCTGAAAGTTGCGGCGTCATCTTGCGATCCTGAATGCTCAAACCCGTTAAGGTAAAACCCGTCTTCTGCCTCGGCAGTTGACCCGTCTGGATAATCAAGCGTTACCTCTGCAAAGGCATCATTAATCCAAAGATTTTGCAACTGCGGGATATTGGCGTCATCACACACCCCACTCACCGATACATCAATAGACCGACTTCCGGCAATCGGCAAAAGTCTGCGCCATCCGTTATCCTCGTTTGCTGTTACGTCAACAGCTTCCTTGTTGTGAGTCAGAGTGCTTTCTCTCACTACAGCAACCGGTACCCCGCCAATTTTAATTACTACATCACGACCGCCGTATCTAGACATTTTGAGACCTCATTAATCTATAGTTGGATGTTAAAATATATCGGTTATTTTCGTCTCGACCGATGCTGATAATGTCGCCTTGTTGCCACATAGAAACGTAATCGACCGAGTTGATAATCTGGTTTTTTGCTGCAACTAAAATGTCGCGGATTTGGTACTGTTTTGCGTATCCTGCTTGCGAATCTAAATTTCTCACGCGCACTTGAATGGTCGGCGAGTAAACATCATCGACAACCATCGGATCCGATCCGCCCGTATCGTAAATGGTCACGCAATCGTTAGGGATTGCAGGCTCTTCGTTGCAAAAAATTATCGCTTCGGTAATCAGCGGCTCAAGAAAAACAGCAATATCATAAGCCGGTGAATTCATTTCAATGCTGCTCTTTTTGCGACAATTTCAACGATTGCTTTTTCATTTTCGCGCACTGTTTTTTCGAGAAATTTACTTTCGCCTTTAGGCCCCCAGTAAACACCACGACCACTTGCGCGCGGCTCGCCCTTTAATTTCATTTCAAGGTTTTCGTGCACCGCAGCGGCATAATCAGCGCTGTATCCAACCTCAACACTGAGCGATCCGTCTTGTGCTTTGCGTGTGTATGAGCTGCCGACCAGGTTGCCAAGGTCGCGCGGCGCCCGATTATTACTTGCCGCCTCGATCTTTAATCCAGCCTCTAAAAGCCCATCAAATCCACGGTTTTTAATTCCGTTAATTTCGATATTGAGGCGATTAAAAACATCATCAAGACCGTCGAGGCTCATACAAAAACCTTGTTTAGAGTTACGGTGCCTGACAAATTTGGGCTGTCACCTTTTTGCAAAATCTCATAGGCGCCAGCCAATCCAACCGGGTTCGCAGTCGCATCAATGCCGCGCTTAACGTAACCCTTCAGTCCCAACGAATACTCAGGGTAAATAACCGCCGAACTTGTGCGTTGCTGGCCCTGCGCATCTTTAAACAGCACCGCCACATCCTGCCACCGGCAACGCAATTGCACAGGTGATGCAAATGTCGGCTTGCTGAAGCGATCAATGCTAACAAACGCCCAATAGGTCATCGTTTGTTTCATGTTCCGCGTGTAATTAATCAAAGCAATTGCACCGCTTGACAATTCAGCGTGCGAAGCTGCATAAACTTTCTGCCGTATGACGTGCTATTAAATTCGCCAGCCATTTGCGCCGCAGTTAATCCGCTGTATGTGTCCTGCGCCGTATCTAATTTACTGCTCGTGATTGCTCCGGCAAACTCTACATCGCGACCTGTAACGCCTTCCTCGACAAGCATGTGCGCAGATAAGGCCATGATTGCAGGCTGGTAATCAGCCTCCGCCCATGACTCATCTACATTGCGCGCCGCATCGACAATAACAGCATCAATAAGCGAGTCGCTAACCGCTGCAAATGCAGGGTAACGCGCTTTTAATACTGCTGATGTCGGTACGGTGTATGGCATTATTTATCTGCCTTTGTTAATTCTTCGGCTTCAGTAATAATTTTATCGGCAGCTGCTTTTGCTTCAGACAAAATCTTTTCTGCTTCGGCTTTTGCGTCTGCAATAATTTTTTCGGCTTCGTCTTTTGCTGCCTTGGTGTCGGACTTGGATGGCTTGGACTCTCCCAACTTCAACTCGCCCTTGTGGTCCACTTCATAGCCGGTATTTTTCAGCGCTTGCAAAAGACCATCTTCAAAATCGCCTTGCAATTCTTCGCCCGGGCTCAACACCTTGATTTTTCCATCAAGGTAAAATGCTTTTGGGCCTTTTGTGCTATTTTTAATAGTTGCTTTCAATTTTATTTCCTCAAAATTAAGCCCCGCCGAAGCAGGGCATTAAATGCTTACACGCCGTCAAGATAAGCAACAGCACCAGGGCGACGAATCTCAACACCACCGGTGCGGAAAATTCCAGGAATCTCAAAGCTCATTGCATCTTTTTGCCACACTGGTAAAAACTTGTGCGGCATAGGGAGATGGAGCTTTAAGATGTCCATGTCATTAGTGTACGCAACTGCGCGGTCGGTGCTGCCAGCGCCAGCGCCATCCAGTTGACGCAACATACGGATGGTGAGCGGGCGACCAGTTCGAGCTGTGTAGGTGTTGTACTTCATGAGCCATTCCATGACGGTGATACCAAGACCGTCAGTTCCCATGCGCTTTGTTGCAAGCAGCATGTATTGGTCGACTGGAAGCTGGATTGTATCCAGTATCTCGATACCCAGCGACGCAGCAAATCTACCGGTTAGCATACCGTTTAAATCACGCGCAATCTGATCACCGGTCTTGCTAGCAAAAGTGGTCGATGCACCCGCGCCATCATTTTGCGCAGTAACAGGAGTTACACTCGCATTATTGATTAGGCCGGTCATGTTTGACGCAGCATCACCAACAATAGTTAGGCTGTACATAAATTGCTCATACGCGCGACGCGCAGCAAACGCACGCTCGGTGTCAAGATTCATGTTGCTAGCATTTGCGGTGTTAAGCTCCTCCAGATTGTATCCGTAACCAATCGCGGCCAACTTGATAGTGTGCGTGTGCTGATTTAAATTGATATCAGCGCGAGGCATATTAGTTGAGTTCCCGTTGTACCACTCAGCGCGACCTACAGTATCAGCACTGTAAAAAGTGACTGATTTGGCCCACTCGCCCGCGCGGGTATCCACGGGAACTAATTCGGCGTAGTTGTATTCGGGGTATTTTTTGCGGTACAACTCAGGCTCTAAAAAAGTGGCCTTTTGCTGTAAAAAACTTACCGCTGCTGCATCCATTAAAATTGTCATGATCTGCCCTCTATTGGCTAATTAAAAAGCCCCAGCATTAAGCTGAGGGCAGTGAACCGGATAAGCGGACTCTTGCGAGCGCGCCACTTGCTGCGCTGGTCATCCAGCGAGCGCCTGTAATTGCGAACTGTGATGCGCCAGTTGCGGCACTAGACAGCACACCAGTGGTTGCCGCAAATGTAACATCAGCTCCAGCGGTAACGATGCCGCCGGTAACAACCCAGATATCACCACGGGTCATTACCCCCATGTTTGCATAACGCGGATATTCATCGTTGTTTGCTGGGTCGTTTTCGACTGACATATCCTGTACGGATATACCGACAAAAACAGCCGCAGAAGCGCCGCCAATAACCGCTGCGCTATCTGCTGTGCCTTGACTAACAGCCACGCCGTAAGGGATGCCAGCAGCGGTGTCGCAGATGCGGGTATCAACCGAGTGATCGCTGGATGCCAACATGCCCGCTTGAGCAATTGGCTGATTTTCGGTGTATGTACTTTGTACGATTGCCATGATTAATTACTCCCGGCCATGTTTGTGTGCGTTTTGCAGGTCGGCGCAATATTGAGCATATGCCGAAACTGCGTCGTTTGTGTTTGTTCCGCTGCTGTCTGCTACGGCCTTGCGATATGGATCAACTGACATGCCAGCAGCGCAAAGAGCGGTAAATGATGCAGCGATTTGTCCGGCATCCCAGTCTTTTGCTGCGTCGCCCAATTTTGCATCAACCACCTGGCGCTTGATTTCGTCGCTCGACTTGCCATCAATAACAACCGTGGCAAGCACTTTTTTCGCCGCATCAATCACTGCAGCGCGCGATTTAACTGCCGCATCGATAGCGGACGGGCTTTGCGCGTCGGCTAATTTAGCTTTTAAGTCAGCGACAATTGAGTCGTTAGTGGTTTTGTCTGCATCACGCTGTTTTTTCAGCTCAGACAATTCCGACTCCATATCCGCGTTTTTTTTATCAAGCGCGGATTTATCGGTAGTTGCTTTTTCGGTCGCCTCGGCAGCATCTTTAAGCGCCTTAGCAATTAGTTGCGCAGTAGCAGCATCCGCCACTTGCAGGCTTACGCCGCCAACGATTACTTGATGTGTCATGGTGTTGGTCTCTTGAGGTTTATAATCAATAACGCGCAGTTGTGAGCCACCGCGCGCGGCGTCCACGATTGCCAGGTGATTGCCGCGAATGTTTCTTTGCACGGCGTTATAGGATTGCCCGTCTGGGGCAATTCCATCAATGAATTCGATGTCGCAGGTGTAGCCCATCGACAGCTCGACTTTTCCAGCATTGATCGCATCGATAGCTTTTTGATCTGCGATCATCATCGGCACTCGAACAAAATCACCATCCCGTGCAACTTCATCGCCAATCTGGCCCGATGCGTATTTTTTCCAATTTCCGGCGTCAACTAGGACAGGCGGGTGCTCGATAGTAATAGGCTTGTGGGCAAAGCTGCCCAGCTGTCTTTGTTAAACACTTCTTCTTCTGGGCGGTACACGCGGACAACTTTTAAATCAGGGCGGCCAAGCTCTGACCCCATGTAGTCCTGCATTCCAATGCGCGCAGCTTTAGGCATGGCAACCATGTAGCCGTCAGCAGTTACGCGCGGCTTTGCGTCCATGATCAAGCTGTCTGTGAAAATTCGCGTCATCTTTGGCCCAAAAAAAAGCCGCTCGACCTCGAAAGGTGAGCGGCTTGATTGTTTCAATACCGGAAATACTATTTGTATGCCGATTTTATACCAGTTTTGCTTTCTGTGTCAAATTATTGCCTGATAAAAGAATAACCCTAAGTTTTGCTCGACCGCGCGGTCTATTGCTGAATAATCCGGCTCGGTTATCATTTCTGCACCGCCTTAGGCGGCCTAAGCGATGGCGGAAGCTCCATTTTTGGCGGCACCTCCGAAGACTCAGAAGTCCGGCGCACTATTTTCCCATTTTCAAAAATAAATGTGACTTTGCCGTAAAATTGCGTTTTTTGGCAGATGTTCAACTGCTGGACAGCCCAGTCAAGGGTTTTTTGCGTTTCTTCGGGGGTGTTGCTCATTGGGCATTTTCCTCTCGAATGGTGACGTTTGCTGATGTAGTGCTTTTGCCCATATGCTGAGAGGTCGTATATTCTGACCTGATAATTTCAGCTTTACCAGACTCTATAAGGTCGGCCATGTTGCGCAAAGCAACTGCTGTGGGGTTTTGGAATTCTGGCTCATCGTCTTTTCCGAACGGGTACTCAAGCTCAGGGTATTCGACTTGATATAGTGCGCGCTCCATATCCTCCACCTGCTTTTTCAGAATGCTATCGGTCAGCTCTCTCAACTCATCTCCGGGCGATATAGGCGCAAAGTGCCTGACCGGCTCACTAGCTGCCTTTAAGCGATCATTTAAGTGTCCATCAATAGCCTTTTTTTGCTGCTTGCCAATGACACCATAAAACCTCTCGGAGTCCGCATCTTCGCCCTTGCTTGTTGCAAATAATCTTGACATGGGAATCCCTTCATGCGCTGCGCCTTCGGCTACTGCGGACATAAAAGGACATGTATTTGGGCCTAGATTTTGTTTAGCTGGTGGCTCTGCTGAGATATGATCGCGTGCAACAAAATGAACTCCACCACTGTAGCTCTTAACGCCAATTCTTTCCCCGTCTTTGTGCCAGCCAAGATACTCCAGGCGTTCGCCATGCATAATTTTTCCATCAGATGGACCATTCCAATACACAAAAATACTGGGGCAACAATGGCTTGGGGTTACATCGCCTTCGCCGGAATTTAAATCTTCTTGAGGGGTTTTTGAATTGAAATATGACCAAGACTCTATTGCTGATTTATCTATAACAAAGTCGTATGCGCAACCGTGAAATTTCCCGCCTCTGTAAATAGATAAAAGCTCGCCCCCAAAAAATGGCTTAACCATACAAGCGCTATATTCATTGGGTAATTCATTTTTTATTGATTTAAATTCTTGCATTTTGGCACCTCGGCTTATCCGATAGATTAACTAGTTAAGTTCTTCCATTATTTCTTCGTAAGAAAGTTCGACATAATCAGCATCAACGTGAGCTGGTGAATTGCACTGTATCAATCCTTTGTAGTGCCAAATATAATAATTAAGCTCGCTTTTTTCTTTTGAAGCCGTCCTTGCTATGATGTGCAGGCTATTTTCACATCCAGCATGATAGAATCTTTTAATTACGCTGGATATCTGCTCTTGGCTTAGGTCTTTTACTTTTATGCAGTGGCCTTCCCTCAGAATGACTTTATATTCTTTTTCGCTCTCATTGTTCATTTTATTAACCTCGATTGTTTCGATAGTTGATTGAGAGTTGATTATACCAGCTCTATGCCGGTTCCGCCAATGACCTTCGGGTTCCACGCGCACATGCAATTGGGGTGAAGGGGGAGCATGCCCCTTGCTTGATCGATAGTGTAAGGCCCATTATTTGCAGCATCAACACACAGTTCGCAAGGGTTTTGCCCCAGTGTCCACTCCGCCTCTATCTCAACGCCCTCAAGTCCTGCCTCTTCGTAACTGTTTAACGTTGCTTCAGCATGCGCACTCACGATCTCGGTGCGTGCAAGCACCCGTGCACGAGTGATGCCAATTTTATCAACACGCTCGTTAATCTGCCGCGCCAGCTCAGCAGGCCCGCGCCCCTCGCCGATACCTTGCGCCAGGATGCGACTTATTTGCTGGTCCATTGTCTTGGTGATGCCGTCGAGATCGCTATAGGCGCGGGTGTAAATAAGCCCCAATCGGTCCGCATGGATTGGCCTAAAAAATGCTTGTGATGTCCACGACTCGGCAACAGTGGCGCCGCCCGCCTTGAGCTTGCCCACTGCATCGCGTATGCCCTTGGTGTAAGCTGTGTCGATATACGTGTTCATCCACGACGCCTGCGCCGCTGCCACTTGTGACGCTCCCGCCTGCACCTCAAGTATACCTTTGTTTTGAGCCTCATTCAGCCACGCCATAAACCGCCCAACTTTATCCGCAGGACGGTCAAAACTGAATGCACGCTGCGGTATCGCTTGAGCATCCATAACGATTGACTGCGGTACCGAATCACCAATGCGCAAAGCCTTTAAGCCAAATGCGTCATTTTGCGCCACTGACTGAGTGATCAAAGTTTTCAGCCGATTAAATCGGCCCACCAAATTCTGCTCAAATTTACCGCGCAATGTTAGCGTGCCAGTTGGGTCCAGCCTCTTTGCGTCGAGTATAGGCAGTTTGTCATTGCAGCATAAGCATGCTTTTTTTAAAGTAATTGGCATTAATATAGGCCCCAAAAGACGGAATAAAATCCATACACAGAAAAGCAAATAACAGCCAATTTTATGATGATCGAAAATAACGCAAATACCTGATCCATAGGATTTGGCTCGCAATCGCCAATATCGTAAAGCTCCCTGCATGTAGCGCACGCGCTATCTACACGATGAGGCTTTTCTGATCGATGGCCGCAAATTCGGCAGATGTATGTGTGACTAATCACCAAATTGCTCCTTTACTTCGTCGTCGTCTTCATCAATTTCAATCTCAACCTCTTCCTGTTCGATGCCTGGCAGGGTGCCATCCTCGGCAAGCATGTTGATCACAGCCTTTTGCAATTGCTCAACGCTAAACAAACCGGTATTGACCAGATTTACTACGCCTTGAGTTTTGCTTAAAAAGTTCGCTGTTTTCTGCGTTTCGCTCAATGTCCACAATGGGCGCCAAGTGTAAAACACTTCAGCCGGGCGCGATCCTAAAGCACTGCGGATAATGCACTCGTCAAGCGTTCGCAAGCATGGAGAGATTCGGTTTTTTTGCACATTACCTATCATCTTGTAATAATTTTCAAGATCACTTTGGCCGGTAGCATTTAATCCATCGGGCGACTTGCCTAACATTCTTGTTGCTGGCACATCAGCCGCGCCGCTTGCGATCTCCAAATACATCATTGCGAGGTCTTTCAGCCCGCTGAAATTCGGTGACAGCTTTGTCCACTCCTCGTCTTTGTCGAGTATCAAGCCGCGATTTATTGACTTCATCGCCGCCGCCAATTGCCATCTTGTTATCAGTTTGCTGCGGTATTCCTCGGTCGATACCTGAGACATAAAACCAGGGATCTTGATAACATCGACGTTTGACTCCATCAAAAGCGTTGCTATCTGCTGCTGCGGGATTGCCGCGTGCTTCACCGCATCGTCAATTCGCTGGATGATCGAATCACCCCAGCCGGTGTAGCCTGCGGTTTTGCGCGACGGTAATTCGCGGCCATTAAAGTGGACAACACGCGACGGGTGAATATTTACTTCGATAGCGTGGCCAGTGGCGAGGCGATAGTATTTCGGGCGTCCGAAGTATTCGCTCCCTAAGTCCCAGTCAATTTCGCCCGCTGTTAATTCGTATCTGCTCACATCATGCAGGTATTGCAGGTCTCCACGCTTGATTGCGTCAAGATTTATTTGCTTGCTTACATCCTCCTGCCCTCTGATACCAATAACGATAGCACCGCCGCCGTACAGTCGAGCTTTTTTCAGCGCCGACTCGACTTTGGCCTGCACGCCCAATCGCTGCTCGCACTGCTCCAATAGCGTTATTTGCTCGGCAGTTGCATTCCATGCGCGCCATTCGCTCGTCGCGTCCTCGGCTGGGATATCAACAGCCTTGCCCGCCACCCAGTCGCTGCGGTATGCGTTTTCGAGCTGGTTAAAGGGGATCTCAGTAAATGAGTATTGATTGCTGGCCGCCTTGTCTTGGCCTAGTACATGCATGCCTGATGCTAGATTGGTCAGCGTGTCATTTACTGCGGCGCTGGTAGTGTTTGCTGGTGGTCGGTTTCTGCGGCTCATGTAGTGCACCTAATTAATAGTGAATTCTTTAATCGCGACATTTTTCAAGGCGCCGCAAAAATTACCCAGGTCTGAAACACAACACGCATGGCAAATCATGCGCCCATCGCTCATTTCCCAGCCATCGGGCGGGCCATCGTCCCGCCCAATCG